TGATTATTTAAACATACCTTTGCAGACGGTTTGGAGTGGTACACTTTTTAATTAGAAAGTGGTACACTTTTAAATTAGTATATACAGTGATGTTCTCCAAGTTTTCATAAATGCTTGGTATTATACTGTCAAATGTGTAATTATCAGCCTTGATTGATACCTTATTATATGTGTCAATGAGTGAGACAGTTTGATTGCTCTCTGCTATGTCATCACCTGTTATTGTATAGGTGTTACCAATTGTTACACTTTTCACTGTTTCATTTGAAAGTGGATATTTCCAAAATGTTGTAGCTCCGTTCTTGATAGCGTCATAGTCTAGTAGATAAACTGAATCACCCCAAGCAATTACGGTCATATTCAAGAACTGTGCTAGCTCCTCCAAGACATCTTGGCAAGTCCAAGCTACATCCTCATCCGTTTCACCCTCATTCTTATCATCAAAGAAGTTCTGTTCTGAAATGTAACAGCTTTTTATAAAACCATTGGTATTGCTACCTTTGGCAATTGCTATTGAATCCTGTATGTAGATATATTGATAACAGTCACATTTCTTTATCAAGTACTTCAACAACCCTAGGAAGCTCACAACACTCTTGCTGCCACTGATTGGGCTATACTTGTAATATTGGAGTGTTGAAAGTCCGTCAATTGCGTTAACCTCCACTTCTGTTTCATAACCTTGATAATCTTGATTGAATGTTGAAGGCTCTACATATCCTGTCCACACAACATTACCGTCTTCTCCAAGTAGTTCAACCTTCGTGTCATGTGCCTTTGAAGAATAGATGTCATAGTGCTCATTTTTCTCTAAGTACTTGATTGTTGCTGACTGATACTTGGCATTCTTATATAGGGTATCACCATCAGAATCCATTGAAGTGGTAAACGGTGGCGTTCCAAGGGTTAATGTTGTAACCCTTGAAGTATCGCCATTCGTTATTATTCTGACTGTATATTGTTTATTGTTAATATCCTTGAAAGTTCCTTTGTAAAGCATTTTACCTAACCTTACTCATCTTAGTGTTGTAATTTCTTAGCGTTCCAACTAGATTCTGTCCGCTGATTCTGAAATCTACCTTTCCTTGGTTGTTGCCAATCATTGCAGCTCCACCGTCTAGAAGGTCAAAAAGTCTTGCCTGTTGAGAGTTGTTGAGAATCATTTCTCCTGCATTGACCCTTGCAAGCTGCATATCACCATGGTTCAAGCCACCTCCTATAATACCACCGTTGGAGAATCCTTGAATTGTTGAAATCATTGTTGCTAAAGTTCCAAGACCTGCTCCGACAAATGCCAACCAACCAAAAGGACCAAGGGCTGCTGCCTGTGCGGATGCGGTTGCAAAACCAAGTACACATTGACCAATTGCAGCCATAATTGCACCTGCCTTTGCAATAGCTCCATCACCTGCGATTGTTTGAAGACTATCTCCAAGCATCACAAGCCCTGCTGCTGCTGCCTCTGTGGTGTCTCCACCGTCTTTGATGAACTTAGCCAACTCAGCAAATCTTGTTGCAAAATCAGCTATCTGACCACCATATTGGTTTCTTATGCTGTCAGTCAAATTCTTGAACTCTTCCTCAGTCCTTTGGGTTTCCTCCCTTACCTTCTCCATGCTGTCAGCAATGGTCTTTGCAAAATCATCCAACTCATCTTTTTTTGGAAGACCTAGACTAACCCCAAGCACGCCATTCTTTGGCATTTTCATCTTGGACAAGTCATTGTCCTTGATTGGAGAATTTTCTGCATTCTTGTAGGAGTTGAACTTGAAGTTTCCTATCTTGTCCTCAATCTTGCTTACTGTCTCCATGGCTTGGTTGTAAGCCTCTTCACCCACTGCAAGTGAAGCTGCCTTCCTCGCCTGAGTTAGTTCCTTCTCTAGTTCTGCTAGACTTCCATGTGGGATGATTTCTGTATTGGTGTTATTGGTGTTTCTTCCACCACCACCACCTTTATTGGTGACGTTCCTTCTGCCACCGCCACCACCACCGCTTGGGATTGATGGGGTTGTTGGTGTTGGAGTCTCATAAGGGTTCTCATTCAATGATGCCCTATATGACTTGATTCTAGCGTCTGTCTGCCTCCTTTGATGAATCAATGATGCTATCTCATTTTTAAGTTGTGCTCTTGTCTTCTTACCTGTCCATGTTGGATGGTGAAGTCTAGTTTGGAGTTCAGCAGATTTTTGTGATATTGCATTGTCAATTCTTTTTCCCCTAGCTACCTCGTAAGCAATACCCCTGCCAATGGTTTTCTTCCTTATGGCTTCCTTCTGCTTTTGGGTCTTGCCACCCTTGTTTCCCTTGTCGGTTGCGTATTTAAGGGCATTTTGCGTTGAGTTGCTATAATTGGCATCACCTACAGTAACATCTCCTGCACTTGCTCTAAGACGTTCTATTGCCTTGGTCATGGCATCTATTGCAGAAGTGGTATCTTGAATCGCTCCCAAATACGCTGGTTTCAGCAATCCACCAATTGAGGCTTTGAAGGCTTCCCAATTATCAGTCATTTGAGCTGTCTTTCCTGCAATAGAATCAGACATGTTGTTGACCATGTTATGGAACTTTCCACCCTCACTTGTAGCATCTTTGAAGGCTTGCTCAATGTCATGAACTGAGATAGCTCCCTTGGAAACCTCATCTGTAAGTTCACCAATTGATTTTCCTGTCTTCTCTGAAATGATTTGAAGTGGGTTGAAACCTGCATCCACCATTTGGTTCAAGTCTTCCTTGCAAACCCTACCACTTGCTGACATCTGTGAGAATGCTAGGGTAAGTGACTGTAGCTTATCCTTATCGCCCATGGCAATGTCACCTAACATCTTCAACGTTGGCATTATCTTGGAAGAGGACATACCATAGGATAGCATCAACCTTGCAGCTTGCGCTAACCCTTCTGTATCATAAGGTGTGACAGTTCCATAGCTCTTGATTTCTGCAATCAAGGCGTTTGCCTTTTCCTGACTTCCCAAGAGTGTTCTGAATGAGATTTCAAGCTGTTCAACCTTGCTTTGTGCGTCAATTGCCTCTCTTCCAAAATCAACTAATGCGCTTGCAGCAAAAGCCCCTAGGAATCCACCAACTGCTGCTTTTGCAGAAGAGAATTTCCCAATCAGTGAGCTTATTCCACCATTGGCTGTTGAAATATTGGATGTGTCAATGTTAACCTTTGCCTCGGTCTTTGTCAAGGCATTCATTTCATCCTTCACATTCTGCAACGCCTTGATGTCTTGAATACACTTCTCCTTTATGTCTAGGAGCTTACGCCCTGCGTCTGTCTTACGTCCTTCTTCCCCAAGCTGTTGGTATCTGTAGATAACATCCATGAGTGTTCTTTTGTTCCTCCCAATCTCACGGTTGACGTTGATGAATTTATCCTTGGTAATTCCCTGCTGCTTGTTGAATTTATTTAGAGATTCATTGCAAGTCTTCAACCCCTCTTGGAAGTTGGAATTATCAAGTCCTATTTTAATAATTGCTTCTGCCATTCTAAATAATATGATTATTAATCAATAATTGCTTGTTCCTTTCCATCTCATCAATCATCTTCTGTCTCAACGCCTTGGTCATCTTAACGTCTGCCATCTTTGGCTTAGTCTTATATCCCTCATCCCAAGGGAACTGCATGATGTCAGTTGGTTTCATCCTCTTGGTTGTATGCGTTTGGGATTGAACGTACATCAATTGTCTTGCAATCTCCCAATCATTCTTAACCGCTAGATTAAGGTTATCAAGTATTGGTTTAAGTTCCCACCTTTGCATCTCATCCATGAAGTAAGGGATTGAGCAAATCCTATACTCAATACATAGAAGGGTAAAGAGCTTGGTGAACGTTACTTCTTCCTTGCCGTTGTCTTTTTTTTTGCTTCCTTGTTGAAGACCTCATTTTGCTTGCTAGTCTCCGTCATCCATTCTGAAAACTCCTGCAAGATGGTTGGATTGTCATCTAGATAGTCCATGAACTCATCAAATGTCATTGTACCATCATATTCCTTTGAGGAAATTATACAGCAATAGAAGTACACTAGAATATCTGTCACTGTAGATGGTGAAAAAATATGGTCTGTAATTTGCTCATAAGCAACCATTGCTCTAAAAGAGCTTTTTAAGGTTATTTCCTTGTCATTGATTATTACTTTCATTTGTATTTTCCTTTATATTAATAAATATAAAATGTATTGGAAAAAAGAAAGGGGAAACACCAAATTAATGATGCTTCCCCTTATGGTTTTATGCTTTACCCTCAATCACTTCCTTGGTGTCTTGGGTATTTGGCTTTTTCTTCTCATCTGAGAATGATTGTGCTATTCATTTACCTGGTGTGATACCACCCTTGATAAGTGGACCTACTCCTGTGAATGAAGCATCAAACGTTGCAACCTCACCGTTGTTTGCTGACAATGAAACAGAGTTTACTATCACCTTACCATGATACATATCATCTGAGCTTGGCCAATTAGCAGGTGTACCGCTATAAAGACCCTCAGCATCAGTTGTGCCACTAGTAATAGTGTCATAGTTCTTTACGGTTGCAAATACAATTTCTATAGGGGTATTTGCGACCATGACATCTATGAGCTTACTGTAATCTGCAACAGTGAATAGGTTGCTTGCGCTTGCTGTCCAAGAAATCTTTCCAAGCAAGCTAGATGCCCAACGCCCACTATCCTTTGAACTTATGTCAACTGCATCAGCTGAAACCTCTACAGAAAGTGAAGTAGCCATTGCAAGGCATGTTGGAGTTGTAGAAACCTTATCCTTTACCCATAACTGGACTTTCTCGCCCATAATTATCTTTCCCATTAATGTGAAAATATATTACCTAATTAGTTATCTTTTTATATTACCGCCAAAAACTGCAAGTTTTGCACGTAATTGTCGTTTGAATAGTTCTCATAGCAATTTTGAAGTTCAATCCTCTTGAAATAGCTAGAGGTTCTTCCTTCCAAAAGTTGCCTTATCCTCTCGGCAATGTTGACTGTTGTAACATAGTCATTTGCCACAATGTTGACTGTGAATGAAACCTTGTCATCTGCCACTCCAACCTTGTAGTAGGATGGAACAACGGATGATTTGGTGAAGGTTATGAAAGGTAACTTAACATCTTCCTCCGCTACCAATGGATAGATGTTCTTTCCCACCATCTTAGCCAATGCCTCATCTTTTGAAAGGATTTGGAATATGTGTTTGTTTACTGAAAGTCCTGTCTCCATTAGTTATCATTAATTATCTTTGTCACTCCATCCTTAACCTTGTCTATTACAACATTCTCGGCTTGTGGGATGGATTGCTTAGCGTTTTGGAAGAAGTTTGTTGCTTTGAGGCTTCCTCTATATCCCTTTCTAGTTCCCTTCTTATAAAGGGCTTCCATCTTCTTTGCACGGTTCTTCCTGCTTCCACTACTTACGCCATCCTTTGTGTACCTTGGTATTGTACCGCTGTCTAGCCATAAGTTCTTGTAGTAGGTTTGACCGTGGGATTTGGTACCTGCATAAGCATTTCCCCTTATATAGACCTTACCTTCATCTGAGGTGTCTGCAACTGATTTCTGAATGCCTTCTAGCATTTCATGTGAGTAATGTATGCCGCTCCCTTTGAGGTTGGTTTTTGCCCTTTCTTGGATAACGTCAAGTGCGCTATCCAAAGCCTTACCGCATATATTCTGCATCTCAACGCTAGCTTTCTCAAAAGCCCTTTTGACGTTGGTGAAATCAAACTCAACCATTACTCATCAATCTCCTCAGTTGTTATCACCTTCTTCATCTGTGTGCGGTCAAGCTCAATGGATAATATCCTGTACTTCTTTCCCATCCAATGTATCACGTCTGTCTCTCTCACATCCACGTATTGGTGAACCTCAAACACCTTGCGATACGGATAAGAAATTTCAGTGTTAACCAATGCCCTTGAACCTCCGTTACTGACAGCTCTTGCCCTTGTGCAGTACCAAATCTTGTACTCTTGAACCATCTCACCAAACTCATTCTGAGTGGTGATTGGGCGATATATATCAATGCTTTCCCTTAAAAGTCCACACCTCATTAATACCTCCCTTCATTTAATACTCACCTTGGTCAACATCATCAACGTTCACAACATGTGTGTAACCGCTGTCAGCCTCATTGTCAACATCAATCCAAGTTCCACCACTGATTTTATGCTTCCTAATATCCTTAATCTCATCAGTGTTCTTGTCTGCTTGGTCATGCAGCTTGTTAATCTCATGGTAGAAGTAAATCCTGTCAAGTCCTTCATTACCATAGTTCTGATAGAGGCTTAACAAGTACAAGTAGGATTGAGGTAACTCAGAAACACCTGTGAAGGCAACTGATTCCCTATTATTATAGTAATTGCCTACCAACAGAAGCATTGCTTGCATAAGGGTTGGTGGAAACTTGCCACGGTTCTTCAACATGATAAGTTGGAAGCTGTCATCTATGTGGCGTTCTGTTACTTGCTCAACAACATCACCAAGAAGTGTAAGATAATCATCATCATCATGGAAGTCTTCATCTATGTTTAGATGCTTCTTTATCAAGTCTAAGTTAAGATATTCCATTCTTGGTTATTCTTATTAAAAAAGGGCTTGCTGCTAGATTGAAACAGCAACAAACCCTGTGTTATATAATTGATGTATATGAAAGTAATTATGCCAACTTACCTGCAACCAATGTTTCTGGTCTTGCAACACCAAAGTCAACGTACATGTTAACTACAAGCCTTACAGCACCCTTAGCTGCCTGTGTGTAAGGGTCAACAATCAAATCAAGACCGCTCCAAGTACCAATCACAAGTGAACTCATGTCACCAAAGAGGTAGTTAGAAGCAGGAACGTTTGAAGTATTGTATGCCTTTGTTCCATCTACTTCGCCATTTTCGTAAACAAGTTCAGTTGACTTAGCACCCTTAGCCATTGCCCTCAAAGCTGCCTTAGCCTTGTTTGAAAGAACGTAAACTGGCTCATTCAGAATGTTCGCATCCTCAACCTTAGCCTCATTTGCAACAAGTGTAGCGAAATCCTTAGTTACCTCCTCGGCAGGTGGAACTACTGCAAACACACCCTTTGGCTGAACTGTAGAACCAGTGAAATCTGACAAGAAAGCCTCTTCCAACTTACCGTTGATTGCGTTAACAAGGTCAGTCCTTATTGCGTTCTCAACGTCAACGCTGTCTTGTGCCAAAAGTTCCTTTGATATGTCAACGTATGCTGTCAAGCGGTGTGGGGTAAGCTTCAAGTAATTGAAAGCACCTGCGCCATCCTTAGCCTCACCATTCTCATCCTCAAACGTAACATTTGACTTTGACATGATAGGAATCTTAACATCGCTAGTCAAGTTACTGTAGATGGTAGCACCTGCCTGTGCAAGTACGTTCTTAGCACGCAATGGGGTTAAGATGTCAAATACGTCAGTTGCAACAACACTTTCACCGTCTGCTGTTACAGAATGGATTGCCCTTACTTCATTTGTAGGGATAACCAACTGACCTTGTGCAGAAAGTCCTGCCTTCCTCATTTCGCTCTTACCCTGCTCAACCACTGCATTTGTAAGCTCATCAAGTGGCTGATTCTTGCTGATTGACCTTACGGTCTTTAATAGTGAAAAATTCTTATTCATTCTAACGTTAGAATTATCTTCTTTATCATCGTCTGTTGGGGTTTCATCCTCAGTAGGTGTTTCCTCCTCATCAGACTTATCTTCTATATCATCTTCTTTAGGGTCATCCTCAGTAGGTGTTTCATCATCCTCAGCAGGATTCTCATCATCCTCCTTTGGAGTCTCAACGTCTTCATCAGACTTCTCTTCCTTATCCTCAGTAGGGGTTTCATCCTCCTTTGGGGTCTCGTCTTGAAGCTCTTGAAGCTCTTCATCTGTAATGTCCCTATTTTCTGCCTTAGCTCTTTTCACCAAGTCATATATCTTATTAAGATTCTTCGTCATTAAACTTAATAATGTTCTACTATTATAAATATATCATTGCCAACGTTTTTTCATAATGTTTAGCAATATTTTTTATCTTTTTAAAGATTCAGAATCTCATCACATAAGTCCTGTATCTCTGATTGTTTTTCCTTCTCCAAGTACTTCTCATAGCTTCTGCAAGATGGGGCTTCCGTTGAGAGGTATGCAGGTTCAAAACATGGGCTGCAATCAAACAGCATATCAATCTTATTGATTACCCTATGCTTTACACCTTGCTCATCTGTTGACCACTCATCAGCACCTTCCTCATCCGAGATTGTGAAGGCAAAGGAAGAACCACGGACAATGCCTGCTTGGACATAAGAAAGCACCATATCACCAATCTGATTATCCAATAAGTCTAGGTCATATCTCAATCCCTTATCATCAAGGGTTAGTGTTAGGTTTCCTTCACCGAATCTTGAACGCCCTAGGACATCATCTTGGTTGTGATTCCAAAGGCAATAGATGTCACTTTTCTTCAAGGTTTCCTCAGTGATTGCACTAGGTGAAATGGTCTCATAGAATCCTAGGTATTGGGAAGGCTCATTGAACCTCACACAATATCCACTTAAATGTCTTCCACCGTCAGAACGCAACTCAGAGGAAAGTTTCCTGTACTCAATTTCTCTCTTCATTTAATAACGTTATTATAATAATAATTATTCAGAAGGATTCTCATCTTTTCCTATCGTGTTTTGAGCAATATCAGTGAATGGGATGATAAGCTCATCACCGCCTTCAACTTCATTCATTCCTAAGTCCTTCCTAGCTTCATTCCTTGAAAGAATACCACTTGAAATCATGGTTGAGTAGTAGTTTGCTTGTGCTTGTTTGTTTGCCCTTAATACTGAATTGGTATCAAGAATTATCTTCAAATTACTTTCTGCATTATTGAGCAATTTCCTATCCAACTCATTCTCAATCATGGTTATCCATGGCTGCAATGTATGTACTAAGAAATCATTCTGAACATCCTCCAAATTGGAGTAAGAAGAGTGATTTGCAAGACCTAGAAGAACAGGGTTTACGTTAAAAAACCTGCAAATGTCCTCCACGTTAAACTGTCTTGATTCAATCTGCTGAGCATCCTTTGATGATATACTGATTGGCTGATATTCCATACCAAATGGCAATATACAAACACCATTGCTTCCATTGCTATAGGTGCTTGCCCAACTTGATAATATCTCATGCCTTTGCTTTGCGCTCATCACGTTCTGTGACTTGATTACACCGCTCAGATTCCCACCATTCTTGAAGAAAGATTCTGATTGGTTATCCGTTGCAGAAGCAATTGAGATTGTTCTCTTGGCAAAGTTCAAAAGACTAATGCCATGAACACCGTCATAGGTGTTTTTCTTGAAATGAAGCATATCAGAAGGCTTAACCCTCATCTTTCCAAGCATAGGAACTTGATAGTATAATTCATTCCTTTCCTTGGTATATACTATGGTCACATCATTGCTTTCTAAGAATCTCAAACCCTTTGGAAGACCTTCATTTGTGCGCTCAATGTAAACAAAAGCATTACCCCTTAAAATTACGCTCTGAACTATCAGTTTGAGAATGTCAAACTTGGTCAAGATGTTATTCTTGTCATCAAACAAATCTCCAACTGGGTGATTCTTAACAACGCTTGTTTTCCCTCTTGCTGACTTCTTCTTAATTACAATTGGAAGACTAGCCACACCATCACTTATCAGTTGCGTACAAGCGAAAAGTGCAGGAATATTCATGCCACCATACTGTGCGTTTGAGAGACTTCCAAACAACAGACTTCCATCACCGTAAAATCCACTTGATGATGAAGAATCCTCTTCACTTCTCTTTTCCCTAACTCCGAAAAGCCCACGTAGTATTGGGCTTCTTTTCTTATCCTTATCCATTAAAAAAATCCTAATATATGATATAAATATTAGAAGGTTATCGCATCTATTAAGCTTCCGTCATAGTGATTTTCCTCTTGATAGCCTCCATAAGCCATTATAATTGAAATTACACCATCTATCTTGTTTTCATAAGATTCCTTGATAATCTTGATATTGTCATTATAGTCAGGTTTTGGAACTGCATTTTCAAAACAGAACATAGTGATTGGGTTCTTATCAATTATGATGTTTTTCCCTTCCATTATCAATCTTTCAATTGCCTTGGTTGGTCTATTCATTGAACCTATTGATTGGCTGTATGGCTGCATGTTATATCCTGCTTCTGTCAAACGGATTGAAAAGTCAGTTGAGTTCCAACTATCAAAACTTATCCTCTGTATGCCATCGCTTAACTCATGCAATTTCTGAATCTGATTGAAAACATAATCATAATCAGTTACATTACCTGGAGTAAGTGTCAGAAAACCTTGTCTATGCCATGTTTTGTACTTGTCTTTGTTCGTTGAAGTCTTTAATGTATCAGTTGGAAGGAAATACCAGTTTTTAAAGTAAAACTTCCCATCATTCTCATACATGGCTGTCAAACATGTCAAGTCAGATGTGCTCGCAAGGTCAAAGGATAGATATAAGGTCTTATCTTTGAATGAATCGTCAGATATATTCTCCATATTCTGAACAATGTAAGATGAAGGAATCCAAACGTTGCTTGTTGAAGTCCATACATTGAAGACCTTTGTCATTATTGCTGTTGTCTGTGAAGGGTTGTTCTTCATCTTTGTTATCTGCTGCCTATAGAAATCTTCTGATACAGAAATACCCAAGTTTGGTGAACACTTCTTCCAGACTTCTTCATCTTCACAATCATCACCATCATCTAAGGTATAAACCAAACAGAAAACAGAATCATCTTGCTTCAATCCCCTCATAACATCTATACCACTCTGTTCAAGTTCCTTGTAGAATCCACTTTGGTTATTGCTTCTTGTAGTACAACAACACATCAAAGGCTGCTGTCTGCTACCCATTGAAGACTCCAATACATCATATACGTCACTGTTAGGTGCTTGGGAAATTTCATCAACAACCGCAAAATTGCAGTTCAAACCATCCAATCTTGAAGCATCAGCGGAAACCACCCTCATAACAGAATCAGTCTTGTCAAACATGATTCTATCCCTAAACCTTCTAAATAGTTTGTCAACCTTACCACCAAGTGATTTCAAATAAGATGATGCCATCTTGAAAAGGATGGAAGCTTGGGATGCTGAGTTTGCAGCAACAATGACTTGGGCATTATTCTCTTCCAAAAGAGCTTTTATTGCCATGATTGATATACAACTCGTCTTTCCCTGTTTTCTACTTACTGATAAAATGAAGGTTCTTGTCACCCTAGTGTCATCTTTCTTCCACTTGAAACCGTAGATGCCACTTATCATGAATTTCTGCCACTCCTGCAAGGTGAAGGAATGGTGGTTGTACTGTCCTGTGAAGTGTTTGAACTTCCCAAAGAATCTGATTGTTTTCTCAACTTCCTCAATGTCAAAGTACATGTCATCCCTTTGAAGAAAGGCAATGAATCTTTTGCAAGCAAGAATTATATTCTGACACGCCAATATCTTACCTTCAACCACATCCCAAGCATAACTAGTTATCCTTTCCTTGATTTCTTTCTCTAACTCGCTCATCATATTCCTCCTTCCACATCCACTTATAACCGATTGTGTTTGGTATTATCCCATCACAGACATCAGAAATCTTGGAATTTGCGCCCTTCTTTCCGTTCATAAGAGCTGCCTTCCAAGCATTCGGAAATGCAGCCACAAACTCACCATCCAATGTCAGCTGAACAACCTCACCAAAACGCCTCTTTATTGGTTTTTTCCTTAGCCCTTTTGGTCTTTCTAATGTTATGTTGGATAGCCTGCAGTCCTCTTGATTGCCATTCTTCCAATAGTATTTCTTACCCTTGTTTTCCTTGTCAAAGGCATCAACAACCAATCTAGCTACATTGACAAAGGTCTTGAACTTGTCAAAAGAAACTACATTGTATATAATAGGTAAAGGTGAGTGGCTTTCAATATCCCTCACCTTTCCTAGATTTGACACCTCATATTGTGGGTGTTCTTCAATTACTTTCCATACCTCACTCATTATCTTTAGTTTGTTAGAGCTGACAAAAATTCATCTGTTGTGTCTTTCTCTTCCATCTTCAACTTGCTCTCAGCCATTGGTGATATTGCCAATGATTGTACTAATTTCTGAACCTGTATGCTAGCATCATTCATAATCTTGATTGATGGGTTTGGCTGTAACCCCCTTGAAGTTTGTACGACCATGCCGTTTGACCTAATCGCCTCTTTGCTCATTTGAAAAATATCATATTGGAATGCAAGGCTATCAAGCAATCCCACCCAAACAGGTTTTATCTCACCGTATTTTCCCAATAGGTAATCTTCCACGTTCTTAATGTATAGCTGTGTAGCAGGTAGATAGTTACTTGTATCAATCATTCTAGTGTTTGAAATATTCTCAATCTTCGCCATTCTCTTGTTCCTCTTCCTTTTCTGTATGCTTAGTGGCTTCCCACCTATATCCTTTATATATATCCGTCAATTTCTTTCCGCTCAAATACTTGTTATGTGCTGCTGCAAGAATTGAAGTCTTATGAAATCCGTTTTTCTCCAATTGGTCAAACCCATTATAAATGGCAATGCAAGCATTATTCAATAGCTTCTGTTTGACAATCCACCAACGCTTTATCTTGGTCTTTGGTGTTCTCTTTGGTGCTCCAAATTGGAGATTGATTGCACGGTTATCTGTCCTCTTCATATTCAAGTGGGTAACCGTTTTACATTCAGATTCCTCTAGAAATGCAAGAGCAACTAGCCTGTGGACATAGAGTAGCTTCCTTTTTCCACCATCATCAGGTGTTAGCATAATCTGCAAGTAGCCATTATTCTTGTTTGGGTGTGGTGACAAGATTTTTTCCTTGATGGTCTTGCTGCAAGTTCTTTTCTCACCACTAGTTATAATCTTCCTTTCCCTAACCTTTATCCTTCCCATGTTACTCACCTCATAAAGTGAGTAGCCATCAATTACTTTCCATATTTCGCCTCTCATTCCTCTTCCTTTTTCTTGTTATGTTTTTCCCACTTAGCAAATAGCATTGCACCTAGAACGTGTGAAGTGGCAATTGCACCAATTACACCAACTGCCATCAGTATTATTCCAATTACTTCCATTGTATCATCTTTCTTTATATATAAATATATGGTAATCTTAAAAAATACAAAGAATTTGAGAAAAAAATAAGGATAAAGTGATATTTTTATCACCTTATCCTTAAATCATATATTAGTAATCACCTGCATCTAAGGTATCAACACTTTCTATAGCTGTCAACCTCTTCAGAACGTCAGCCTTCAAAGCATCATAATCAGCCTTCAAAGCATCATAATCGCTCTTCAAGCAATACTTGGAAAGGTCAATATTGGCAAACTTATCAGTATATTCTTTCCTTATAACGTTAAACGCTGCTGCAATCGCTTGCTCATCACTCTCCAACTCTGACTTCAAAACAAAATTGGAAGTATCAACACTACTTGAATAACTTCCTAGAATCTCCCAAGCTGAGTTGATGTAAACATATTCTGTATAGATGTTTGTTTCACCACTTGTTTGGGATGGAACTAGATAAATCTTGTTCTCCTTAATGTCACTTGTTGGAAGGTCATTTGCAATTATCAAGATGTTGGTATCAATGTTTCCAAGCTGCTCCAATGGGATTTTGCCGTTGACCAAATCAGCTTTCTTGGTAAGAGTATCATCAATTGCTTGCTTGTCAGTGTTGTATGATGACTTGTCCAAGTAACTTGAAAGGTCAATCTTTGCAATCTTGTTAGCCACAACAGAAACACCGTTAACAGTAACATCTTGAATCTTGCCACCGTTAGCCTTCAAGTCTGCAATCTCAGAATTTAGTGACGTAATGGCAGAAACCCTTGCAGAAGTTTCGTTGGCGATAACACCCTCAACTCTTGTAATCTCGGATTTTCGGTCAGTGACTTCCTTGGCAATTGAGCTTGTCAACTTGGTATCAGCGGATTTCCTCTCACTAACCTCAGTGGTCAATGCAGAAACATCAGCCTTACTTGAAAGGTCTATGTTTGCTACCTTCTCAGCCACAACAGAAACGCCATCAACCTTAACAACAGTAACCTTGCAAGCTGTATCGCCAACCGCTTTAATCTTAGCTTCCAATGCCTTATCAGCCTCAGTCCTTGCGGAAATCTCTTTGTTGAGCGCATCAGTAGATGAAGTGTCATTGGCTAGCTTGGTGATTTGGTCTTGGAGTGATTTCTCAACGCCCTTTGCTCTTGTCACCTCACCATCAATGGCATTCTTGTTTGCAGTCTCAGCAGAAGTTGCTCTTGCAATCTCATCAGTAATAGACTTGGTTAATGACTTCTTATCAGCAACTCGGTTTTCCGTTTCAGCATCAATCTTCGCATCCAACCTAGTAACCTCAGAAGTCCTATTGGTAATCTCATCATTGATAGATTTTGTTAACGTACCCTCAGCTGTCTTTGCTCTTGAAATCTCACCATTCAAGTTGTCTGTGAGAGTCTTCTCAGCTGCCTTGGCTCTTTCAATCTCTGCATTGAGAGACTTGGTTAGTGCAGAAGTGTCCCCAGACATTATTCCACTTATCTCACTTTCTGCTTTCTTTGCCCTTGCAATCTCAGCTTCAAGAGACTTGATAATTGCATTGTCAGCATTAGTTCTATTGGTGGTTTCAGTATTGAGATTGGTTGTGAGAACCTTCTCAGCTTCCTTTGCTCTAGCAATTTCACCGTTGATGGCATCAGTCAAACCACTCTCAGCAGTCTTAGCTCTTGAAACCTCAGCATCAACCTTCTTATCAAGGCGTGTAACCTCAGATTTTCTATCTGCAACCTCTGTGTCAATCCTACCATCAAGTCTAGAATCTTCACTTGTCCTATTGGTGATTTCAGCATTCAAGTTGTCAGCCAAGACCTTTTCAGCTGCCTTTGCCCTTGCGGTTTCAGCATTGATGCTCTTGGTCAATGCACTGTCAGCGTTTTTCCTGTCAGCAATCTCAGTATCAATCCTACCATCAACCCTTGCAACCTCATCAGTTCTATTGGTGATTTCAGTATTGAGGCTGTCTGTCAAGACTTTTTCAGCATTCTTTGCTCTATCAATCTCACCGTTGAGGTTGGTTGTCAAGACCTTTTCAGCCTCAGTTGCACGTTGGGTTTCAGCTTCAATCTTGGAATTTATATCAGTATTTAATGAGTCTAGTCCACTGAATTTCAATCCGTTCTCATCAACCGTCAAGTAACTTTCAGAATCGTCTGCAATCCTTACATATACCGTACCATCCGCATGAACTTGGAAACCGTCTTGGAACTCAGATTCAGCCAAGAATTTTGAGCAATCAATGTCAACAGTATCAGTACCACCGCTAGCGTTATTATATGTAAACCTCAACTTTTGGTCAACTAGTTCCACCTTCTGCAAACTAGAATCCTTGTATATGTTGATGGTTTCACCTAATTGAACGTCAAGACCATTTGTCAACTTGAAGGCTTCTTTTACATTTGCAGGTAAAAGGTCATCTGCAACCTTAACAATCTTCACCTTATTGTCAGTGATAGACTTGGTAATTGCGGAAACGTCTTCATTATGCTTATTGGTAAGTGTTGTTATAGCATCTTTCCTGTCTTGAATCTCCTTATCCAAGTTCTTGGTGAGAGTGCTCTCAGCATTTGTTGCCCTAGTGGTTTCTGCTTCAATCTTCTTATCAAGTCTTGCAACCTCAGAAGTCCTATCTTGGATTTCTTGATTCAAGTTGTCGGTCAATACCTTCTCAGCTGCCTTAGCCCTTGCAATCTCACCATTGAGATTGGTTGTAAGGGTGTTTTCTGCCTCAGTTGCACGTTGGGTTTCAGCTTCAATCTTGGTGTCTAGCCTTGATACTTCACTTGTCCTCTTGGCTATCTCAGCATTAAGATTCTTGGTAAGAGTGGCTTCTGCATCAGTTGCCCTTGAAGTCTCAGCGTTCAAATTGTCGGTTAGAGTCTTCTCTGCTGCCTTAGCCCTAGTGGTTTCGTCATCAATTCTAACGCCTAGTGCTTCCTCACTTTTCTTAGCCCTATATATCTCATTGTTGAGGTTGGTTGTGAGAGTATTATCAGCATCTTCTCTTGCCTTTGTTTCAGCGTCAAGATTCTCTTGAAGTTTATCATCAGCGTTCTTCCTTGCGGTTGCCTCAGCCTCCATGTCAGCGTTGATTTCATCTTCAAAGATGACTTTCTTCATATTGCCATCTGAAAGCTTGGTTGATATGAAAGGTCTCTCAGCATTGGCGTTTATAAAAAGTTCACCGATTGATGCTCCTTCTGCCTCTGGCATCTTGTTCTTCACAACAGAGTTGAAGAACTTTATTCTTGGGATTTTTGTAGCCATTATTATGCAATAATTTTTTATATATATTAAAAAAGGTGATTGAAATCTATGCAGAAATCAATCACCAATAAATATCATATTACTCTGTTATTATTGTCACATTCTTTAATTTATCTTTCTCCAATTGAGCCTTGATTTTATCTATGGTTATTTGGTTGCAGCCCTTCATGATAATTGTCTTCAAGGCAAATGAATAGTAAAACATATCGGTCGTATTCGTCACGTTTGTTAAATCCCAACCACTAATATTTAAGACTTGCAGTGAACGGTTAAAGGTAAACATGTTACTCATTTCAGTAACATTTGAAGTGTCAAAAGTTGACAAATCCAAGGATTGGAAATAGTCAAAGGCAAACATGTAATCCATTTCAGTAACATTTGAAGTATCAAAATGGCTTAAATCCAAAGATTGAAGTTTATCGCATTCACGAAACATACCACCCATTCTAGTAACTTTTGATGTATCAAAATGGCTTACATCCAAGGATTTAAGTGAAGAGTCAAAGGCAAACATACCAGCCATTCCAGTAACATTTGAAGTGTCAAAAGTTGACAAATCCAAGGATTGAAGTGATTTGCAAGAGGAAAACATGCGGTTCATTTCAGTAACATTGCTTGTATTTAGGCTAGATACATCTAAAGAAGATACTTCACATCTATCAAACGCCCAACTCATATCTGTGCACTCACTTATATCACAAGCCACAAATGATAAATTTCCGCTGACATTATTTATGATAGAATTTTGAAATCCTTTTTTAATCTTTGCTGAAATGATAGTGTCTGTAATTTCTTTAATTCCTTTAAATTCTTTAAGGCTTTTGCCACTTGGTATGCTATGCACATACCACCTATTTCCCTCAACAATTGGAATTGTTACGACTTCATCATCATTAGGATATATTCTATAATACGTCACCCTCACCGTTTGATTGGTGTTACCATTCAAATCCCCAACCTTGAACATTATAACGTTATTTGGCATGAAGTGACATTCATTCTCTTTCCTACAATATGAGACAGATGGAGAAGGAATCTTGGTCTTTCCAGCCTCATATTGGGAATGCTCACTAAAGTTTCTTATATACTTCATTATTAAAATATTGCAATATTATTATTATAATAAATACAAAATAAAAAGCCTAGCCAATGTGGAAAACACTGACTAGGCAAAGATTAATTAAAAACAATGAGTTAAATAGCTCTAAAACATATAATAATTTATAGTAAATCCTTCTAAAAGACGGATGGCTACTTTCACAAGCCACCATCCGCAAAAATAACTTTAAATAAATTTAAACTTAACAATGTCTATACTACAAATACATACATATATAATTCATCTTATGAATAAGATTGATAGATTATAATCATATTTAATATTCACCGCAAGAAATGGTATCATCACTATCAGTTATTGTACCATCAATCATGCAATCGTCATAATCGTCATATACTTTCATTAATTAGTTCCTTTTCTATATATAAATATCACATTGATTTCAAAATTACTTGATTTTCGGATATTTTTTTCAACTTTTTTTCTTGATGTTGCCATGTGCCTTTTGGTGGCATTCTCTACATAAGGAAATGAAGTTATTTGGATTCCTCAGTAAGGAGTATCTTTCTACCATTGATAGGTTATCCATGAATGGTGATTGCTTATGGTGAACGTCTCTAGCTTGAACTGTCTTACCTTCCTTCAAGCATTCCTCACAAAGTGGATGCTCCATAAAATACAGCTTCCTAATCTTCTGATAAAGCCTATCCGAATAAAGTTTCTTCCTTAAATTGGATTTGTCAGACGTTCTTTCCTTCTTCTTTAATCTGTTGATTGTCGGCATTACAAACACCCTTTATTAAATCCCCTAGAAAGGCATTTCCTGCGCTTCTAAGGCGTTATCTCATCTTTCCCTTGTAACTATCGCCTTTCAAAAAGGAGGGGCTTAGAATACAAAAAGATGCCCCTCCCAAGACAAATGAACTGAATTTTAGAAATGTTCTCTCTAGATATTATATCTTATATAAATAGTTTTTACTTATCTAAGTAACGTGGTTGGAATGTAATCTTTATGATTCTTTATCCATTCCATTGTCAAGCAATGACCTTCCTCATGGTCGTATATCTCAATATCCCTCACACCTTGGCTTGTCAACTCTTGAATATCATCAAATCTCTTCCCCTTCAAGTTTGGGAACTCAGTTAACGCCATACCAACTACCTCAAACCTCATTAAATTATTCTTTACTTTATTACCTCTACCAACATTGCAAATATATGCAAAATTATTGGAAAACAGAAATTATTCTTAATTTTTTTTAATTTTTCTTGGTATATCCGCTTATTGAGCATTTATCAGTGGGAAGCCATATTGTAGGTTGAGGTATCTTTTCATTCCTCATTCTAGTGGAATAGTTTTCCAAGGGTATATTCCAATTGGCTATGTTCTGCTGTCCCAAAGGTACATTGGTGACAATCTTATCAATGTCAAAGATAATAAACATGGTTGGAAGTAAGAATATCTCTATGAGCCTTTCATCTTCCTTCCTTTCCTTCATCATTGAAATGTACTTTGTGAACAATAGTGGAAGGGTCTTACTTGAAATATATCTCCCATTGTTGCGCTTAATCTCAACCGCATATTTAATTTCCTTCCCTTTCTTGGTGACAGCCTTGAATCTGAAATCAACGCTAGTTCCATTGACTGTTGGTTTTAGGTCTTTGATGGTTATTCCCTTTTCCTTGAAAAGTTCTTCAATAATCTCCCTTGCTTGCAAGAAATCCTCAGTTTCAGACTTCTCCATAAGTTCTTGGTTTGTGTACTTAATCATTGTCAAAAATTAATCTTTATATTAATAAATATCAGATAAAATGAAAAAAGTAAGGGTTAAATGAAAAAATATTCAATTGAAGAATGATTTATTGTATGAACTAGCAAGAGCAATGGCATCCAAGAGGTCATATTGCAAGAGCTAACGTGAAACCACTCATCTTTGAGGATGGTGGTTTCCGAGCAATAAACCCTTGATATGTTAAGGGGGATTCTTAGTATATAAGTTATTCTTTCTATAGGTTCTTAGATATTATAATATAATAATAATAACTCTTGTTATATAATATATTTTATAATATTAATAATATACTAGAATAATATAATATAT